ATCGAATCTTGCAAGATGGAAGAAAATTTCAAATCTGATGCAGAATATCACTTAAAAGAAGAGTGTGATCTCCCTTATCTTTACCGTTACATACAAAGCAGATATAATATCAAAAATTTAGGTTATTCACTTAATAGTTCGGATTCAAAAGTTTTCTATAAATTGAGGCACAACGTTTTTAAAATGATGGTCTCATTTATTTGTTCTATACCTGTTTCTGAAGAAAAAAGCTTTTCTTCTTATGGACTAGTTGATTCAAACAGAACACCTGATTACATCTATTATGATCCGTACGAGGGTAAAGTTGAAATATTGGAATTTTCAGTTTCAAACACAAAACGTGCTACTATACAGAATAAAGAAAGTTTCGGTAAGTACGATAATGAATGTGCTATTATAAGATCTAAAGGTCTGTCAGTTCTAGATAGGTACTTTTGTATGTCTCTGGACTCTGACGTTTTAGAGTTGGTGGAAAATATTGAAGAATATATGCATCTAAGTGGTAAAGAAGAACCTGAAGATTTATTCACTACTCTAACACAATTAAAGGACGAATTTTTATACCTCAATTGGCATTTAAATGAAACAATGCCTGAATTACTTTCAAATTTAGACTTCACTCCAAATGTTAATTTAAAATCTAATATTTTGCATGTGCCTCAATATTTCGAGACTCACATTAAAACATCAGGAGTATCTAGAGTAAAGAATCTGTTTTTAAAGAAGAGAGTCATGATGCATAGTAGAAATTTATTGAAAAGTTTCAGAAGAAAGAGTAAGACGTTTAAATTTAAACTCAATTATAATTTTAAAGATGACGTGCTTTACTCAACCCTTGACGAAAATGGTTTGAATAAAGATGAAATAATGAATTTGCTGATAACAGAAGATGATAAAATACTAGATGTAGTTAATGTGATAGGCTCTTATGAGTTAATCGAAAAACCCTTTGATAAATATGGTGATGTTTCGATTGAAGTCGAGAGTTTGAGTGGAAGATCTAAGAATGTTGACACTGTGATCGTCGATAATTATTCAGATCAAATGTATTATAGATTGAGTCGATTGAAAACTAAGACTTTAGCAGACTGTTTGTTATCTGAATCTGCTCCTAAAGTTAGGAATCTGTACATGGAAAATTTGCAAAAAATGAGATCTAATGCAAAGAATATTTTCATCGAGAAGAAGAATCCTTTTATATTTGTGCCAGTAGAAGGATTGAAACTTGGAAATCATGAGCCTTTTGCAAAAAGTAAATATCAGTTGACAAATAAGTTATTGAAATATAAAATAATTCCTTCATTGAATAAAACAATATCAAGGGATGTTGATTATGAAATGTTAACAAAGGTAGAAAAAGACACATCTATTTATTGGAATAAAATAAAAACGATTGTAGATATAAGGAAAATTTTGCGTTCTAAAGCGTTGCCTTTAAATTTATCTGATGAAGATAAACAAAATATTCTAAAATATAAAGATTTGAGGAAAGATTTTACAAATTCAGTTTCTGAAGCTAAAAGAACTACATATAAAAACCGAATTAGTATACCCATGAGTGAATTTAAACATACTTTCCCTCTTGAAATGGAACATTATAATAAAAAATCGAATTTTATTCAGATATTCCCTGAAACAGATCTAAATTTGGTTAAGAGTCAATATTTAAATTTAGCTGAAGAAATGTTTTCAATCACCACAGAACAAACGACAGATTGTATTTTTTCTGATAGTGAACCGATCGGAATTAAACTTAAAGAGACTTGTAAACAGATGCAAGAGGAGCTTCAAAAAGAAGAGATGGAATATTTGCACACGATACTATCATCTAACACATTACTTATATCACAATTGTGCTACTCTTTGATGTACTATTCAAATATTAAACTGAATAAAAATGATTTTTGTTTGGATAATTTAGGTTATTCAAATGTGACACTGATAGTTAGAGGCGGTGATAAAATTTTAAAAACTAGAAGAAGCCGATTGTTTAAACTTGTTGTACCTATATCAAAAAACACTAAAGACTTAATATCCACTGGATCTTTAGAATTCTTTAAAAGTGGCAATCAGAGATATGTTATATTACCCTGGAGACAATTCAATCAATCAATTTTAAAAAAAGGTTTGGAATTGCATAATAGTTTTGGCTGTTATTATTTGAGTAATAAATTAGAAAGTGGTTTAGACAAAAATCATTGGCAAAAATTTTGCGCATTAAAGATTTTTAACATTTTTAGTCAAAAAAGAAAAATGGAAGTTTGGTTTTCTAATTTACGTTATATTTACTTTAATAGTACAGGAACCCATACTGATGTGTTAAGCTTGATAAATTCCATGACTGAATACGATTATGACAGTTATTTTTATTTAATCCAAAGATTGTTCGCCTTAAACTATGAATCACTTATAAAAACAGTATCAGAAGGTAAAATTTATGATATTTTGTATAATCAATCTTATGATAATTTTGATTTATGTTATGAAAAATTTGAAGAAACAGCTTATATGGCAAAAGCACCAGTTGATCCTGTAAATGAACATCTTGGAAACTTAGTTAAGATATTGAAAATACATGATGAATTTAAGAAATCTTACCCTAATGATGATCCTTACGATATATTAGAAAGGAGCAAGATTGATATGTCGAGTGAAGATTTAGATAAGTCTCTTTATAACAACGATTTTACTTTTGATCCTAAGTTGGCTCTTTTAATAGGTAGACATGCTGCCGATGTTTTCTCAACTACAGTTACTAAAAGCGACTTAGAAAATTCATTTTCTAAAGTAATATCTGAATCAGTCACAAATATTGCTACAAGTAAAGGAATGCGTGATTCTGAAGGTATGTTCTGGGGTGAAAAAGGTTTTGATGTGGTTTATAAAAAGTTAAAATTAGGACAAAAAGTTTATGATAATATTAAAGCTTTTCCTTGGGGCAGAGAGCATCTAGATAGACTAGTTAGAGAAACTGAGAAAACTTATAAAAGTGCTATAGAAGAGTCTGAAGATATTAAACTCGAGTTTGACGCTAAAGATAAATTGCAATATAAAGGTTCCCGGGAGATTTATGTAATGTCTGATAAAACTAAGACACTTCAACAACCCATTGAAAATTTTATGAAAGTTTTATGTAGATTATTACCTAATGAATTGATGCATAAAAAAAGTCATGTTAGACCTAAATTAATTCATCGGAAAGTTTTTGAAAATAAAGATGTCATTGGTAAAACAATGTATTGCACTTTAGATTGTACTAAATGGGCACCTAAAAGCAATATATGGAAATATGCTTTTTTCATAGAAGGTATGTCATCAATTCTGCCTGAATCTTTTGTCTCTTATTTCAAACGTGTTTGGTCACTGATGTTTAAAAAAGTTGTTAGAGTTCAAGCTAGATATAAAATTATGTTGGAAACTAATAAAGCCAATGAAACTTTAATTAAGCATTTAACAGAAAGAGATGATGGAGATTATGAATTGGTTATGCCTTATAGTTTTATGATGGGAATTTTTAATTATTTATCTTCTTTATTTCATGCAAGCTCACAGTTATATTTTAATAAATATATTTCTTCTCCGAAAGGTGTCTTCTTCAATTTAATGGCACATAGCGATGATAGCGGTGGCTCTATTGTTG